GCCCCCCCCCCCCCCCCGCCCCCGAAAGTCCTCGGTCGCCGAGGGACAACTCGCCCTCGGATAGGAGAACCCCGATGCCATGGTTCGTCGTTGACGACAACGCCGACAGCCACCCGAAGTTCGTCGCCGCCGGGAACGCGGCGATCGGGCTGTGGGCGCGGACGGGCGCGTATGCGGCCCGGCACCTGACCGACGGCATCGTGCCCGGAGACATCGCCAAGATGTACGGCTCGAAGCCACAGATCACGAAGCTCGTCGCGTCCGGGCTGTGGCACATGGCGGGGCACGACTGCGCTCACCCCAAGTGCCTGCAGCCGGCTCGCGGCGACTTCACGATTCACGACTACTTGATCTACAACCCGTCGCGCCGCGACGTCCTCGTGAAGCGCGAGCGGGCCGCCGAGAAGAAGCGGCGACAGCGCTCGGGGCAGGATCCGCAGACGAATCGCGACGGATCCGGCAGCGATCCGTACGAGAATCGCGAAGGATTCGACGACGATTCGTCAACGAATGACGCGCCGAAAAATGACGGGCCCGCAGGTCAGGGCGCTGCGTCCCCAGGGGACGACTCGGGGACTCACGCGCGCGCGTTCCCCTCCCCTCCCCTCCCCTCCCACAAGGGGGGCGCAGGTAGAGAGTCGGCTGCAGGAGGTAGCGGGCGCGGTCGCGCACCTCTCTCTCTGATCGCCGCCGATTGGCAGCCGAGCGACGACGACGTGCAGGCGGCGCAACTCGCCCGCGCCGACGGCGGCCGCGAGCAGCTCACCGCGCAGCAACTCGACGCCGTCACCCGCAAGTTCAGGCAGCGGATGCTCGACGACCAGGTGCAGGCGGCCGCATGGGGCGGGCGCTGGCAGCAGTGGGCCGAGAACGAGCGCACCGAGCAGCAGCCGGCCCCTGGCGGGAACGTCGTGCAGTTCGGCGCCATGACCAAGAGCCAGCAGCAGCGCGCCGGCCTCGGCCGGCTGCGCGGTCGCCTGAGCGGAGACACCGCATGAGGGTCGACGAGGTCATCGACCTACTCGAACGGATCGCGCTCGTCGACGACCGCGTCGTGCGGGCCGACGAGGCGGAGCAAGAGGCGCAGGTCACGATGTGGGCCGCCGTGCTCCGCGACGTGCCGCTGCAGTTCGCCGGCGAGGCGGTCGGCCGCCACTACGCCGAGAGTGCGTGGCCGGTCATGCCGAAGGACATCGCGAGCCGCTGGCGCGACCACGTGCGCGACCGGCTCAGCCGGTCAACGGGCACGTTCGAGCCGACCGATCACCCCGACGTCGACCCCGACGACCGGTACGGCAACGGCTACGTCGCGGCGCTGCGCGCGCAGCGTGCCGCGGTCGCCGTCGGCGCCGCCGAGCCAGTCGGACTGCGCGAACTGCTGCCCGCCGTCGGCAGCCGGCTCGGCGGCGACCGAACCGTCGAACTCGTGCCCGCGAACGACGAGTTCCGCGAGGCGAAACAGAGCCGGTTCCCGAGGCGCGAGCGGCCTGCCGGACCGCCCGAGAGGGCCGTGCACTGCCCGGTGTGCGGATCCTCGCCGGGCCGCCCCTGCCGCCTGCCGGGAAGCGGCCGGGTCATGACCGGCACACACCCCTCACGCCGCGACGTGTACGACGCCGCGCAGTCCACCGACAGCAAGGGAGATCAGCAGTGAAGCAACGTGATCCGCTGCTCGCCGAGTTGTACCCGACCGGCTCGTTCGGCGGGCCGCGGCCCGGCGTCCGCCGACCGGGCGAGCCCGACCCCGAGGGGCCGCGGCGCCGCGGCGGTTGCCGAGATCGACCACGAGAACGGATACGGCGTGCACTTGCGCTACCGGCGGGCGGACGCCGCATGACCGAGCCCGCCGCCGTCGGATACCTCGGAATCGCCGCCATGGTCACGACCGTGCTCGCCGCCGTGTTCCTCGTGGCTGCCGTCGTGTCCGCCGTCCTCGACAAGTGCGCCCCGCCAACCGACAAGGAAGTGCAGCGATGACCGACACCAAAATGACCGCCGTCGAGGCGCTGCTCGCATTCGCCCGCCGTGTCGTCGACGACGAGGCCGCTCGGGCACTGCTCGACGAGGCAACTCTCGAACTCACCGGGCGTCGGATCGTGCGCCCCGATCAGCAGCTCGTACCGTTGCGGTTCACCGTGCGGCGCCATCACGACGTGAGCGGAGTGAGCGGCGACGGGTCGGTCGCCGACGGCGTGCTGTGGCCCGACGGAACCGCCTCGGTGCGGTGGCGCGGCGAACATCCCTCGGCCGTGTTCTGGGATCGCGGCCGCGTGTCTGTGGAGTTCGTCCATGGGCACCAGGGCGCTACCGAGATCGTGCTCGTCGACCAGGACGAACAGCAGCTCGCCGCGCCCACGCCCACGGGCGCGGGCGATCGGGTGGTCGCCGCCCCGATGGTCGTCCGCCGGGTTCTCGAACACGCGCTGCGCCGCCCCGTTCCGTGCCCGAAGTGCGAGCGCACCGCGCAGTGCAGGTGCATCGCGGACCGCACCGACGCGCGGATCGACACCGTGCTCGGCGCCCTCGCGCCGTGGCTCAACACCAGTACAGGCGAGGCGGCATGACCCCGTACGACTACGACAACTTTGCCGACCTCGACGAGGACGACATCGAGCGCCTGGAAGGACTCAGCGACGAGCAACTCGCCGCCGCAATCGAGGCGCTGCACGGCCCGCCGCAGCGCGACGACCCGCTCGACGTGTACGCGACGCCCGTCACCCGCAAGCGCAAGCCGTCCGGCGAGGGCCGCGAGTTGCACGACCTGCCGCCCTTGTAGTCCCGCCCGTCATCCACAGATTGTGAGGAAACTTGTGGACAACTCGACCCCTGGGAAAAGCCCAACGCCCGAGGCGTATCAAGCGGCATGCGATGCGCTATGGGTGCACCGTGACCGCGCCAACGCGTACGAGGCCGGCCTCGACGCGATCCGTGCGTGGCGGCACAAGCTGCCGCACACCGCGGCGGCGGCCGAGTTCGCCGGCCTCGACACGATCCTCGACGCCCTCGTCGGATCCGCCTCGACGCCGCTGCACGTCCTGCGTAAGCCGGCGAGCCTGCAGGAAGCGGTCGGCGCGCACCGCGCCGTCATGCGCGAACGCAATGCGGCGCTCGCAGCTACGCGGGCCGTGTGGGACTCGATCGAGGCTGCCGCGATGCGCCATATCGACCGGCACATGTCGGGCGGTCAGTGATGGCCGCTGACAACAGGGCGTTCGAGGCACTCGCCGTACGGCTGCAGCTCGCAAGCGACCCCGGCTCGGTCGACATGCTGCTCGACACGTGGCTCGACTACCGCGACCGGGCGACCGAATGGGACGCCCGGCGATGGGGGTTCGATCCCGACCGTTGGTTCGAGCACGAGCGCGCCGAACTCGCAAGACGCGCCCGGCTGTACGTCGGACCGCCGCCGATGGATGACGACGAGAGCTGACACGACGGCGGGGCGCCCCAAGCCGGCAAGCACCGGGCGCCCCGTTCCCCTTCGCGGTGTGATCAGCCTACGCCCCACGCACCACCAGGAGCGCTCACCATGCAGCACACCGCCCGCACCCGAACCGTCCGCGACGATCTGCAGACCCTCGTCGATCACTGGGCCCACCTGCGCGCCCTGATCGACACCTCGCAGACCTCGGACACGTGGCCGCCCGCCATGGGTCACGCCGAGTACCTGCGCGCCCTCGACGACCACGACGCCGCCGAGGTGTCAGCCGAGCAGCAGCTCGCCGCAGCGATCGCGCACGCCCTCGATCACCCGCAGCAACTCGTCACCATCCGGCACCCAAGCGGCCAGCTCTACTACCGGTGCGCGCACTGCACCCACGTTGGCGAGGGGCTGCCGCACCCGGTGCGCGAGGACCGAGACCCGACGCAGCTCGGCGAGCGTCCGGTGCCGCTGCGCCTGCACGTCGCCGACGCGAGTCGTGCGATCGAGATCGCGATCTGTGGGCTCGCTGACTCGATCGCGGCCCGCGACGCCCTCGACCCCGCGGACTGGCACGGCCGGGACCGGGCGCAGCGCACCGTGCCGACCGCGGCCCGGTGGCTGCTTTCTCGGGTGACCGACAAACCGTGCTGCCCGACGCACGACGCCGAACAGGATCGGATCGCCCGGTTCGCGCGCGAAGCGGCCGACCGGCTCGACCGTGTCGTCGGGCTGCGGCGCGCGGCCGCGATCCTGCCGACGCCGTGCCCGTGGTGCGACGGCGATCTGATCGCGCACACCGAGGGCGACGCGATCACGCGCGTCACATGCGGTACGGGCCTGGTCGACTGCGACGCCCCGGTGCCGTTCGACGTCGACCTGCGGGCGCGCGCGTGGTCGACGCCCGAGCAACTCGCCGCCCTGCAGCGTGAGATCAGCGAGGCGGCGCGGCGCCGGAAGCGGGCCGAGGCGCGGGCGCGGCAGCGAGCAGCGGCTCGCGCTCGGCAGGCAGCCGCATAGCCGCTTGCCCGGACACAACGGCGCCCCCGATCGCGATCGTCGCGGTCGGGGGCTCGTCGTTGGCAGGCGGTCGGCTACTGCTCGTCGCTCTGTAGGTCGGTGCGGGCGCCCGGCTGCAGCGGACGCGCATCCCAGTAGCGGCGCATTTCGTCGAGGTCCCATTCGTCACGGGTGCTGCCGGGGCGGCGGCGCGGCTGCGGGAAGTCGTCATGCGTGCGTCGCCAGTTGTGCACGGTCTGGCGCGATACGCCGAGTTCGGCGGCGACTTCCAACATGTTCCCCAACCTCGGTTCCCCCTCGCCCGCGTCCCCTGTCCGCGGATCTTCCCGCTCTGGCATGGCGCTCATCCTGCCCTAACCTTGTTGACACTGTAAAGCAGGTTCACCTACCTTCGAACCTGCACAACGGAATGCCCCGGCCGGCGCCGCGAACGCCACATGGTCGGGGCGGACCGTGCCCCCAACCGTCAAGCAGAGGGCCGATCCGTGGCTGATAGTAACGGCGAGCGTCACACCGAACCCGAGCGTGACCGACCGCAGCTCACCGCGCTGCAGCGCAGGCTCGTCGCAGGCGTTGCCCTCGGCGCTGCCGTGATCTCCCTGATCGGGTTCATCGGTTCGTACGCCGCGGTTCGCACCCTCGCGGAAGCGAAGCGCTTCGGGGCGTTCGCACTGCTCTTCCCGATCGGTCTCGACGCCGGGATTCTCGTGCTGCTCGCCCTCGACATGTTGCTCACATGGCTGCGTATGCCGCTCGGGCTGCTGCGCCAAACCGCGTGGCTGCTCACCGCGGCGACGATCGCGTTCAACGGCGCGGCCGCGTGGCCCGATCCGATC